CTATGGTTTTTTTTTACAATTTAACCAACGAATTGCTGAACTATATACCGAACTATTTGGAGGAGCAACTAATGAAGGGACAGACCAAAGGTCAAATTTCTCAAGAAAATGGGGAAGCTATTCAGAACTATATACACTTGCTCAAGGAGACATTACAAGATTTAAACAAGTTGCAAAGCTTCCATTACACCAGTGTTTAATGTACTTGGCATTTGAAAAAGAAAAAGCAGAATTAGAATCAAGAATGATAAAACGTAAATTAAAATAATATGCAAGGATTTTATAATCTATCCGAAAAGATAAGACAAAAACTACAATTAGATGACTTTGTCAATACTGTTACCTATGGAGATTTATTCGAAGTAGACTTAAACAAACAGACTATATTCCCACTATCACACTTTATGGTAAACAGTGCAACAATGCAAGGTAACGTATGGAACTTTAGTTTATCGTTATTATGTATGGATATAGTAGATGAGAGTAAGAACTTTGCAGAGGGAATACCACAAGAGTTTAGAGGAAACAATAACGAGCAAGATGTATTTAATACACAACTAGCAGTAGCTAATAGATTACTAGAGTTATTATTAAGAGGAGATTTATATGTAGACAAATACCAATTAGATGGAGACCCAACGTTAGAGCCTTTTGTAGATAGATTTGAAAACAAGTTAGCTGGATGGACAGTATCTTTTAATGTACTAATACCAAATGATATGACTATATGTTAAAGAACTTACAAAAAGAGTTACAGTCATTAGGGAGTTTTGTAGTACAAGAATCAAGAAAAAACCTTACTAAAGGCAAACATAATGTAACAAGAGGATTATTTAATAGCATTGGTTATGATGAAGATAATCAAAACGGAGTATATTCAATTGATTGGTTTATGGATGAGTATGGTACTTTTTTAGACAAAGGTGTAAAGGGTACTAAATCAAATTATATTGAAAACAAAAACTCTCCATATAGTTATAAAAACAAAAAACCACCAATGCAACCTTTAGCTGATTGGGCAAAAAAAAGAAATATAAGATTAAGGCAATATAAAACAGTTGATGGTGAAAAAGTACCAACTGGTAAATTTGCAAAAGGAAGTTATAAGACTATAGGGTTTATATTACAAAAAAGCATATTTGAAAAAGGGATTAGACCATCGTTCTTTTTTACAAAAGCATTTAATAGTGCAATTAAAAAATATCCAGAATTATTAAGTAAAGCATTTGCACAAGACATAACAGACATATTAAAAGACAACAACAATGAGTAAAATAAACGTAAGAAGTCCTTACTTCATAAACCTAGCAACTACTAATTTAACAAGTGCAAAGCTAGAAATAGAAATATATTCAGGTGCAGAAAATACAAGTTGGCAAAGTTCTCCACAATATACACTTACTTCAACAGCTATAGATGAAAAAATAAACTTTGAAATAGCTGAACTTATAAAAGATTATATTAGTGCTTCATTTGATGGGAATTTCCCAACTTCTCCAGTAACAACTTCTGAAGCTACTACTATATTTGTAGATTATAGGGTTACAGAAACAATTAACACAACAGCGCAAACTCCAGTTGATGTATTAGGAGAGAGAGCTTTTTATGGTTATGGATATTTTGAAGATGGAGCAAATCCGAGTTTTAATAATATTTACTATTTACAAACAAATAATACAATTGTTAAAAACAAGAATGAAACAGTTACGATTCCTGTAGATAATACAATTGCAACAACTCTAGTTTGGAAATATCAAGGAACAACAATTTCAACAATATCAATAACAGCAGAAACAAATATACAAGACCAAATTACTTATGTAACAAGTACTGGAATTTCAGATGTAGATGAAGTTGAAATATCAACTGGTGTAAAAACAACAACTGCTTATATAGAATCTTTTGAAGAATGTAAATACACTCCATATAAATTAACATTTATAAATAAATACGGAGCATATCAAGATATATGGTTTTTTAAAAATTCTAAACTTGCAATGACTACTGAAAAAGACAAATACAAATCTAACATACTAAACAACGGAACATACGAAACATATAACGCACAAGTTAGATTACTATCTAAAAACGCAAACCAAAGACTTACGTTAAATAGTGGTTATTATCCAGAAAGTAATAATGAAGTCTTTAAACAACTATTTTTAAGTGATAAAGTATGGATAAAATACGATAACAAAACACTAGCTGTAAATATTGAGAATAACAATATAGACTACAAAACAAGTCTTACTGATAGTTTAATAAACTACACAATAGATGTAAGCTTTGCGTTTGATACTATAAACAACATAAGATAAATGAATTTAGAATTATATATAGATAATGTTAGGGTTGATTTATTTACAGATGAAGCAATTACTATTACAGATACACAACAAAACATACGTGATATTGCTTTAGTATTTACTCCTTTTAGTCAGCAGTTTAATTTACCAGCATCCTCTACTAATAACAAAATATTTAAACATTATTACAACAATGACATAATAAATGGTTATGATGCTAGGTTTAGAGTTGATGCTATTATAAAACTTGATGGAGCAGACTTTAAAGTAGGTAAAATTAGATTAGATTCTGTGTCAATGAAAGACAATAAAGCACACGCTTATAAAGTTGTGTTCTTTGGCAATACTTCAAGCCTTAAAGATATATTTGGAGATGAAACATTAAGTGCTTTAAATCCATTATCTGCATATGACATTAGTTTTGATGCAGCTACAAATGATTTTAGAAACGCTTTTACCGATGGTTTACAAAGTGCTGGTGTAGTTGCTACAGACAAGTTTAATAGAAATTTAATTGTGCCTTTAATTACTTTAGAAAATTATTATAGTTATGATTCTACAAACACAATAACTACACCTAATTTACATAATGTTAATTTCTTTACAGAATTACAAACGGAATTAAAACCAGCAATAAAAAGTAAAAGAATAATTGAAGCGATACAAACACAATATAATATTGAGTTTAATATGGTAGATGAAACAGGTATAACTAGCTTTTTTAATAGTGATGTTTTTGAAGATTTATATTTATGGATGCATAGGGAAAAATCTCCTATTACAGCACCAGAAACAGTTCCACCTACTTTCGGAGTTAATACTTTACAAAAAAACAAAAAAATAACATTTGCAGACTTTACCTATGATAGTGGAACTAACTATTTAAGTGGAGGGGATTTAGTTATTAGTGATGAATATTTATATACAATAAGAATAACATTTCAAACAAGCGCAGATAGAGAGTTAGAAATTATAACAATAGATAAACCTACTAACGAGTTATTAGATTATCAAACTAAAATTACAAGCGCAAACAACTTTAATATTACACTTCGTGATTTATCAAGTGGAACTTTATCATCAAGAACTTATGATTTACAATTTAGAATAAATGCAACTACAAATTTAGGAACTTTATTTCAAGCTAAACCAACTGGTATATTTATAACTAGAAAACTACGCTCTGATGGAAGTACTGTTGATACTGGTACTTTTGGTTATTCTGCATTTTCTTTACAAAGTAATATTTATGTACAAGATTACTTACCTAAAATGAAAGTGATAGACTACTTGACTACTTTGTTCAAGTTATTTAATTTAACAGCTTATACTAAAAGAGGTTCAAGTAAAATATATGTAGAAACCTTTGATGACTTTATGTCTATTAACAATACTTACGATATATCTAAATATATAGTTATAGATTCTAATACTATAGACAGACCAATTCCATATTCAAGAATAAATTTTAATTATTCTCCTTCTGTTACTCAAACATCTTTAAGATACTTAAATCAGTTTAGCCAACAGTTCGGAAATCTTAACTATTCAGCACCAGAAAAATATGATGGTCAGAGTTATAATGTTCAAGTAGATGGACAAAGAAGTCAATTAATAAATATAATAGATGAGAACGATGATTTAACTGGAATTGTTTATGGTTGGTGGGTAGATGCAGAAAGTAAAACTACATTAGGTAGTCCGTATATGTTTTTTAATGATTTAATTGATGTAGCAGATTACCCAATTACATTAAGTCAATTTGACCAATACAATGCGCCTTCTAATGTTAGTCCAGACAGAAATCATACTTTAAACTTTGGTATTGAGTTTAACGAATATACTGGTAATGTAAATGAGAATAGTTTGTTTAGCAGATTTTATTCTCAATACATTGTTAAGTTATTTGAAGAACAAGCTAGAGTTGTAAAGTTTACTGCACAGTTACCTTCATCAATAGTTTTAAACTATGAACTAAATGATGTGTTTATTGTAAACGGACAGGAGTATTATATAAATAGCATACAAACTAATTTACTTACTAACAAAAGTGAATTAGAATTAATAACTAAACAAAGTGATTACACACCAAGCGTATTAACATAATGATAGTATTAAAATTATTAAACATAGATGAGTTTTACGGAGTAAGTGAAACAATAGAAATAGCAAAAGGCAAAAACAAAATGCCAGAAACAATTAAAGAAGGATTTAAACAAGTTAAAAGACAAATAAAATGGCAGAAAAGTATATCTTAAATTTTGAAGCTAACACTTCTCAAGCAGTTAAGAGCGTAGATAAGTTAGATGACTCTATAAAAGACACTTCAAAGAGTACTGGTAATTTAGATGGTGCTTTAGGCAGTTTAGACCAAGCTTCTGGAGGTTTAGTTACTAAATTCAAAGGACTTACTGGTGGACTTAAACAAGCTACGCAAGGATTTAAAACAATGCGACTTGCAATAATATCTACTGGTATTGGCGCATTAGTTCTTGCATTAGGTTCTTTAGCAGCTGCATTTACATCATCAGAAGAAGGGCAAAATAAGTTTGCTAAACTAATGAACACTATAGGTGTTGTTACTGGTAATGTATTAGACATCTTTGCAGATTTAGGAGAAAGTTTGTTTGCTTTAGGTAAAGCTTTATTTAAGTTAGCAACTGGAGACTTAAAAGGAGCTTCGGCAGCTTGGGTTGAAGTCAAAGAAAATGTTAGTGAGGTTGTTGATGGTATAAAAGACTTTGGAGAAGAGACAAGAAAAGAGATAAAGTTAGCACAAGAACTATCAGATACAAGAGCAAAAGCTGATAAAATAGAAAGACAATTAATAGTAGATAGAGCAGAAGCAGATAGACAAAGAGCAAAGTTATTAGAACAAGCAGTAGACAAAGAACAATTCTCTGTAGAACAAAGGATAGGATTCCTTGAAGAAGCTGGTCAATTAGAAGAAGAAATAACAAACAAAGAAATAGCAGCAGCAAGATTAAGACTTGAAGCTAAAGTACAAGAGAACTCATTAAGTAAATCAACTAAAGAAGATTTAGATGAAGAAGCAAGATTAAAAGCAGAGTTAATACAATTGGAAACTGCAAGACTTACAAAACAAAAAGAAGTAACGAGTCAAACAATTGCTTTAAAGGCTGAAGAAGCAGCAGCACTTAAAATCATAGAAGACCAAAAGGTTGCAGATGAGTTAGAAAGAGATAGAATAGAAGATGAACGACAAGCAGCTATTGAAACTAAACAAAAAGAATTAGAGCAATTAAAAAAAGATGAAGAAGCAATAACTTTTGAAGAAAAGGCTGTTTTAGCGCAAGAAAGAGCTTTAGCAGAATTAGACTTATTAAATGCAACTGAAGAACAAAAGGCAGCAACTATATTATATTGGCAAAAGGTAGTTCTTGATGCAGAGAAAAAAGATGCTCAATTAAAAACAAATATAGAAAAACAATTACAAAAGCAAAAATTACAAATAGTAGCAAGTACTTTTGGAACTCTTGCTGGAATAATGAAACAGAATTCTAAAGCTGCAAAAGCCTTTGGTATAGCTCAAGCTTTAACAAACACGTATTTAGGTGTTACAGAAGTTTTATCAAATGATACAACTATTCCAGAGCCATTTGGGACAATACAAAAGATATCAAGTATTGCTGGGGTACTTGCAACTGGGTTTGGCGCAGTAAAATCAATAAAATCAATTACACCAAGTGCAAATGTTGGAGCAGTTAGCAGCACAGTAACAACACCTTCTGCAGCAGCAGCTCCATCTACACCAGCACAAACACCATCATTTGATATATTAGGTACAAGTGGTACAAACCAGTTAGCAGCAGCGTTAGGAGGGCAAGCACCAGTACAAGCATTTGTTGTAAGTCAAGATGTAACATCTGCTCAAAGTTTACAAAATAATATAATACAAGGTGCATCACTCGGATAATATAACAAAAAGCAAAATTTATTGTTTATAAAAAAAGAAATATGGAAATAATAGAATTAGTAATAGACGAGAACGAAGAACTATCTGGAATAGAAGCTATATCAGTAGTTGAGTCTCCAGCAATAGAAGAAGATTTTATAGCACTTAAAAACCAAGAGCAAATAAGACTTGCAGAAATAAGTAAAGAAAAAAGATTGCTTATTGGTGCTGCACTTATTCCAGAACGTCCAATTTATCGTAAGAATGGAGAAAATGAGTTTTACATCTACTTCTCTAAAGAAACAGTAGCAAAAGCATCTCAAATGTTTTTAAAACGAGGTAATCAAGGACAAGCAACTTTAGAACACACTGAAGAAAAGCTTTCTGGTATGACTATAGTTGAATCTTGGTTAGTAGAAGATGAGGTACACGATAAATCACGTAAGTATGGTTTAGATATGCCTTTAGGTACATGGATGGTAGCAATGAAAGTAGATAATGATGATATTTGGAACAACTATGTAAAAGAAGGTAAAGTAAAAGGCTTTTCAATAGAAGGTTACTTTGCAGATAAACTAAATAGACCACAAGATAAACAACAAGACCAATTAAGCGAAGATGATAAACTACTAAACGATATAATAGATGTACTCAAGGAATCAAATACCAACAAAAAGTAGAACTTCTCCAAGAGGTGGTAGACGAGGATGTTTATGTAAGGATGGAACATACAACTCTAAATGTTGCAATGGAGATTTACAAAATCAAGGAATAGGCAATACAACAGGACAGAATTTTGAAGATTTTATGAAACTAGAAAACAATTCTGGTTTTATAATGTCAGAAAACCAAGACAAATTACAACAAGAATAATACAATCTTGTTTTATAAAAAAGTAAATACTTAAAATAAATAAATATGAACTCTAAAGAAACCCTTAACAAAGTTAAGACATTACTAGGTTTAGAAGTTCAGTTAGAGGAGAGAAAGTTGGAAAACGGAACTCGCTTTGAAGCTGATTCATTTGAAGCTGGTAAAGAAATCTTTATCATAACTGATGAAGATGAAAGAATTGCAGTACCAAAGGGAGAGTACCTTTTAGATGATGGCTTTACAGTTGTTGTTGAAGAAGATGGTATTATCTCTGAAGTTAAAGAAGCAGTTGAAGAAGTAGTAGAAGAAGTTGTAGAAGCACCAGTTGTGGAAGAAGTTGAAGCTGCTGAAGAAGCTGACGTACAAGACTGGAAAGGTATGGAAATGAGAATTAAAAATCTTGAAGATGCTATCGCTGATTTAAAATCACGTTTTAGCGAAAAAGATGATTATAGTTCTGAAGAAACTGAAGTGGAATTATCTGCTAAACCAATCAAACACAACCCAGAGTCTAAAGGAGAAATTGAAATGAACCTTTACGCTCAAAACAAACCAATGAGTACTCAAGATAGAGTATTTGCTAAATTATTTAAAAACTAAAAATTAAAAACCAAAATTATGTCAAATAAAATAGACCTTGCGACTACAGTAAACATTACTTCAAGTTATGCTGGAGAATTTTCAAGTCGTTTCATCTCGGCAGCTTTGTTAAGCTCGAGTACAATTGAAGACGGTGGTGTAGAAGTTATGCCAAACGTTAAATTTAAATCAGTTATCCAAAGAATTGAAACAGGTAGCTTAATCGCAGACGGAACTTGTGATTTTTCTGCTTCTTCAAACGTAGATTTAACTGAAGTAGTTATCCAACCAGAAGAATTCCAAGTAAACTTACAATTATGTAAGTCTGACTTCATCAACACTTGGGAGTCAATTCAGATGGGGTATTCAGCCTTTAACCCTGATGGATTACCATCATCATTTGCTGAATATTTAATTGGACACGTAGCATCTAAAGTAGCTGCTGCTAACGAAACTAATATCTGGACTGGAAATTTAGGTGGAGCACAAGCTGGAGAATACAACGGATTAGAAACTCTTGCTGCTGCTGATGCAACAGTAATTGATGTAGCTGGTGCAGTTGCTTTAACTTCTGTAAACATCATTGATAAAATGCAAGAAGTTGTAGATTTAATTCCTAATGCACTTTACGGAAAAGAAGATTTAAAGCTATACGTATCTAACAAAGCTGCAAAACTTTACATTAGAGCTTTAGGTGGATTTACTGCAACTATTGGAGCTGCTGGTTCTGATAACAGAGGAACACAATGGTATAATAACGGAAGTTTATCTTTCGGAGGAATTCCAATCTTTGTAGGTAGAGGAATGTCTGACGACACTATGATTGCTGCTCAATCAAGCAACCTTTTCTTTGCAACTGGACTTTTATCTGATTACAATGAAGTAAGAGTAATTGATATGACTCCAATTGACGGAAGTCAGAACGTAAGAATGGTAATGAGATTTACTGCTGCTGCTGCAATAGGAGTAGGTGCTGATGTAGTTTACTACGCTGGATAATTAAACTAAATAAGGGGAGGGTAAAACCTCCCTTTATATTATTAACTTTAAAAACTTAAACATATGTCTTGTGATATTGGAGCTGGAAGATTAGAGCCTTGTAAAGACTCGGTTGGGGGAATAATTGCAATCTATATTTCAAATTATACCAGTGGTTTATTAGGAACTGCTACATTTGGAACTAATGATGAAATAACTGCTTTTGCATCTCCACTTACTTTTTACAAATACGATTTAAAAGGTGCTAACTCTTTCGAACAAACAAACGAGAACTCAAGGGAAAATGGAACTTCATTCTGGACACAAACTGGAACGATAGTTTTAAAGAAACAAGACCTTGAAACTCGTAAAGAATTAAAATTATTAAGTTATGGTAGACCTCAAATAATCGTACAAGATTATAATGGAAATTACTTTTTAGCTGGAATTGAAAATGGATGTGAATGTGCTGTTAATACAGCAACTGGAGCAGCTATGGGAGATTTAAATGGCTATAACATAACATTTACTGGAACTGAAAAAGCACCAGCATTTTTTGTAGATTCTGCAATTATTGGAGATACTACTAATACTGTTGTTGTAGTAGGAACTTAATTTTTATACATTTTTCTTAAATTAGGGGTATTCTAACGAGTACCCTTTTTTTATATAAAACACTTTTGCGCTTTTTTTGTTATTTAAAAAAGCTTTTAATGATAATACTAACCACAAGTGCAAGCGCACAACAATTAAAGTTTATTCCTAGAGAATATTCTGCTGATAGTATTGTTATTACAGACCAAGACACAAACAAACCAGTAACATACTCTGGTTTAACATTTGCTACAAATAAATACTATTTACAAGGCAATGTAACATTTAGTCCAGTCTTAAAAGAAGGCACATTTTATACACTATCTGTTTTAAATGGAACAAGTGTAGTTTATAAAGACAATATATTTTGTACAGACCAAACTATTAGTACATATAGTATTAATAAAGACGTATATACAGAACACGAAACAACTAACGAATACGTAGTAATATGAGCGAATTTTTCGTAACAAATCTTGCAGCATACACATCTCCAGAAGTTGTAGAGTTAAAAAACAAAGATTGGGTACAATATGGAGTAGATAACAACTACTTTAATTACATAATTGATGTAAACAACAACTCAACGACTTGTAGAGCAATTACTATAGGTATTTCTAATATGATTTATGGTAAAGGTCTAGCAGCACACGATGCAGACAAAAGACCAGAGCAATATGCTCAAATGATGTCATTATTTAAGAAGTCTGATTTAAGAAAATTCATAAATGACTACAAAGTACTAGGAATGGCTGCATTTCAATTAGTTTATCAAGATGGTAAAGTAAAAGAAGTGCATCACTTTCCAATGGAAACTTTAAGAGCTGAAAAATGCAATGATGAAGGAGAAATAGAAGGATGGTACTACTCAAATCATTGGGATAACTTAAAACCTACAGAAAAACCAGAAAGAATACCAGCATTTGGGTTTGGTAAAGCTAATGGTGTTGAAATGTATGTTTTAAAGCCATATGAAGCTGGTAAGTACTATTATAGTAGCCCAGACTGGTCTTCTGCGATGCCTTACGCAGTGTTAGAGGACGAAATAGGGGATTACCTTATAAATGATTGTATAAATGGATTTAGTGGCACTAAAGTCGTTAATTTTAACAACGGAGTACCAGACCCTGAAAAAATGCAATCAATTAAGAGCGATGTATTAGGAAAACTAACTGGAAGCAGAGGAGAAAAAGTAATAGTAGCTTTTAATAACAATTCCGAATCTAAAACTACGATAGATGACATTCCTTTGAACGATGCACCTCAACATTATCAGTATTTAGCTGATGAGTGCTTTAGAAAGTTAATCGTTGGTCATAGGGTTACCTCTCCAATGCTTCTAGGTATTCGTGAAGGAAACGATGGACTAGGAAACAATGCAGAAGAAATAAAGAACGCAACACAACTATTTGACAACATAGTAATACAATGTTTTCAAGACCAAGTAATAGAATGTATAGATGCTATTCTTTCAGTTAATAGTATTGCATTAGATTTATACTTTAAGACTCTTAAACCTCTTGATTTTAGTGATATTGACATTGTTAATAAAGAAATCATAGAAGAAGAAACTGGTTACGAGTTAAGTCTAAAGAAAATAGACGGAGTAGATGTCTATAAAACTAAAGAAGAAGCAGAAGCTAAAGCTTTAGAGCAAGGATGTGAGGGATATCACGAACACGAAGAAGATGGAGTTGTTTATTATATGCCTTGTGAGTCTCACGATGAGGTAGTAGATTTAAAAAAACCTTGTCAAGCTGGATATGAGCAATATGGTATGAAAATGAAAAATGGTAAAAAAGTACCTAATTGTGTTCCTATAAAAATGAATGATGATGAAGTAGAAAATGTATTAGGTCATTTAGCAGAAAGTGGAGAACAAATGTCAAAAGAATATGTATTTGTTGATGAGATTGATGAAGATAGCGACATAGACAATGAAGATTGGGCAAATTACTTAATAAACGAGAAAAAAAGCACACTATCTAAAGTTAAAGGTCTGTTAGGATTAAAAGATGAAATAGATTCCAAGAAAAAAGGAAGTTCTTTTAGTTATTTAGATTCTAAAAACGGATTATATAAAATAAGATACACTTACGCAATAGGTTCATCAAAAGCAAGTAGCTCAACAAGAGACTTTTGTAGAAATATGATGAATATGGCAGCTAGTGGTATTGTATGGACTATTGAAGACATAGACAAAGCAAGTAGAGAAGGTGTTAATAGAGAATTAGGTCATAATAGACAATCTTACGACTTGTTTAAATTTAAAGGTGGTATATACTGTAGACACAAATGGAAAAAGGTCTTATATAGACTTGAAAGCAATACAGAGCCATCAGATAATTTAGGAAACTATAAAAAGACTAGAACTATTCCTAAAAGTTATATGAAAAACCCAAGAGGGTCAAAACAAGCTGGAATTGCGCCAGAGAATATGCCTAATAGAGGAGCGTACCCTAAATAAGATAAGAAATGGCAAAAGCATTATTTATAACAACTAAAGACATTAAAAGGTATTCTGTACTTTCTGGTAATGTAGACCCAGATAAGTTTATCTATATGGTAGAGATTGCACAAGATACAGAGGTACAAAATTATTTAGGAACAAAACTTTTAGAGAAGTTACAAGATTTAATTATAGCTGGAACTATAAACGACCCAGCTAACGCTTCATATAAGACGCTTTTAGAGACGTATGTGAAGCCTATGACTATTTATTGGGCATTAGTATGTTATATGCCTTTTGCTGCTTATACAGTGGCTAATGGTGGCGTATATAAACACACATCAGAAAGTAGTGTAACAGTAGACAAAGAAGAAGTTGATTATTTAGTAGAAAAATATAGAGATATAGCACAATTTTATACTAATAATTTTATTGACTTTATGGTATATAATCAAAATACGTATCCAGAGTATAACTCTAACACAGAGGACGATACTTATCCAGATACAGCTAACGCAGATTTTGGTGGATGGGTATTATAAGATATAAACAAAAAAAAGAAAATATTGTAAAACTAAAAAGGTATTTAGAATATGTGGACAGAAAACAATACGTGGAACGTAGTTATAAACTACAAAATAAAAAGAAATAAATAAATGTGGGGAAGCATATATATAAAGCCGACTGGTATAACTTGGTGGGGAGATGGAGTTTGTGATAATACTGTCAATTGGGGATTGGTTTATAAGCCATATGTAGATTGTACACCTACTACATTCTTTGAGATAATAGCAGAGAATGGAGATTACCTTCTTACAGAAGCGAATAACGAATTTATAATAACAGAATTTCAATAATATAAAATAAAATAAAATGGCAAATAAAAAATTTAGCGAATTTGTACTAAAAACTGACACTAGTGATGTATCTCACATTGTAGGGTATAATGGAGCAGAGAATGTTCAAATAACACCAGCAAACTTTGTAACTGGTGGAGGTACAGGAGTTTTCCTTCCTTTAGCTGGTGGAACAATGACTGGAGCACTAGTTGTAGATGCACAAGGTACGTTTAACGATATATTAACCGCTGGACTAGGTCTAGCTATAACTGGTGGTGCTGTAGGTTCTGCGAAGCTAGTATTAGCTTCAAATAATGCGGTTTATTTAAGAGGTAGTAGTGCTGGATTAATTTTACAAAATAGTGCTGGAACAAACTCTTTAACTGTAGATACAAATTCAGTATTTTCTGGAAGTCTTGGATTAGCTGGAGTTACACCTTCAGAAAAATTAGACACACCAAATATGGTTATTAGTGGTTCAACTATAACAGGAACTACTAGAGCAAATGCTTTATATGTTGATAATTTAGGTGGTAATTCTCGTTTCTTTTCTTGTGGTGCAGATGCTTCTTCAAATGGTTCATATAGCTTTCGCACAGGAACTAGCGCAACTTTAGGCGCAACATTATTAACCCTTACTTCAACAGAATCAACTTTTTCAACACAAGCAAACTTAATTGGTGGTACTGCGGCAAGTCCATCATTAATATTTGGTGGAGATGGTGATACTGGATTATTTCATCCGTCTGCAAATACAATAGCATTTTCTACTTTTGGAGCAGAAAGAATGAGGCTAGATGCTTCAGGTAATTTGGGAATTGGTACTTCGAGTCCGAGTGAAAAATTAACTGTGGAATCTGGTGCTGGGTTTATAGCTACTTTTAAATCTTTAACTGCTAGTGATTTTAGACCAATTAGATTTCAAAACGCTGCTGGTAATGATGTTGGATATTTAGGGAATGATGATTCTACTGATGATTTCTTTTTAAGAGCAAATGACCAGCCATTAGTTTTTGGTTCTGGTTCTTCTGGAGCTGAAAGAATGCGTATTGATGCTTCAGGAAATGTGGGTGTGGGTACTGCGACACCACGAGTACAAACAGAAATATATGGCACAGGGCAATTAACATCTGCTATAAGTGATTCAGGAAATACTGGTGCTACATTATCGTTAAGTTCAAATTCAGGTTCAGCAGGTTCAGGTGGTTGCTTATTATTTGCAGCTTTAAATGATAGTGGCAACACAAAACCACAGGCATCAATAAAATCATTATTAACAAATGGAAATTCACAAGGTGTTGGAGATTTAGCATTTAGTACAAGAGCTTCAACAAGTGATGCTGTATTAACAGAAAGAATGCGACTAGATTCGGCTGGAAATTTGGGAATAGGAATATTGCCAGTAAGTGGAGCAAGATTAAGTTTAGGAACTGGAGTAGTAGCAAACGAAATATTATCTTTTGCAGCCGCTTCAGGTGGAAATGCAGAAATTAGAAATACTTCAAGCACAGGCTCTTTTACATTTACAAATAATAATGGAGCTTCAGAAAAAATGCGAATAACTTCTACTGGAGATTTATTAGTTGGAACTACTACCTCTTTTGCTTTAGCAACACACGACCCTAATGTAATTACTAATCAATCATTTGGAGTTAGCGATGGAACTAATAATTCAACTATTGGTTTAGATAGAATACATTTTGATTCTTCTAATTATTTTGTTTTAAATGGTTCAGCTATAGGTGTTAAACTTGTAAATGGTGCAACAGCTTGGGCAGCTCAATCTGATGAAAGTTTAAAAGAAAACATTAAACCTCTTGAAAATGTTTTAGATAAAATTAAAGATTATAGATGTGTAGAATATAATCTAAAAGCTGAAAAAACAGATAAAAAAATAGGTTTTATTGCACAAGATTGGGAACAAGATTTTGATGCAATAGTAGATAAAGATGCAGATGGAATATTGTCTATGAAATACACAGAAACAATACCTGTATTATTAAAAGCAATACAAGAACTATCTGCAAAATTAGAAGCTTTAGAATGTCAATGCGAAAAAAAATAAATAACAATAAATAAATAAATTAAAATTATGGCACAATCTTATAAATGGAATTGTAAAACAGTAGATGTATATCCTAGCGAGGGTGGTAACAGCGATGTAGTATATAACGTACATTGGAGCGTTTTAGCAACTTCTGACCAAAAAAACCCTGAAGATGAATTTTACTCTGCTAGTGTATATGGAACTCAAGTAGTACCAGCACCAGAGGGAGCGTTTATTCCTTTCGCTGATTTAACTGAAGCTGATGTAGAAGCTTGGACAAAAGAAGCAATGGGAGAAGAAGAAGTAGCTTCATTATATGCTGGTTTAGATGCACAAATAGAACAAGAGATAAACCCTTCTTCTGTGCAAATGCAAATTGGTGGAGCAGAGTAATATAAATATTTTTTTGTATATTTAATACAAATTTAAAAAACTATATTATGAAAATTACAGAAGAACAAATTCAAAAGGTTAATCAAGTTATTAATTCTCTACCTATTGCTTATTTACCACAAGCACAGGAGATTGTTAAAATCTTAAATGAGTCAATACCTAAAGATGAAAAAAGTAACAAAGAAAAAAAGTAAAAAGAAATCTGTTAGAGTAGGGAAATATGTTTTTCCTACTCAAGCATTAGCTGAAAAGTTTATTGATAAACAATCTAGTTCAGATAATTTATTTGCTAGACTAGGTTTACGAGATTCTGGTTATTTAGTAGATGCTCTTTGGTATGAAGAATCTGAAGATTGGTTAGAATTTGAAGTAAGCGTTAAAGGGGAAGGATGCCACCAATTTAAAGGATTTAAGTATGCCAATTCCTAATCCTAAACCATCAGAAAAACAAAGCGATTTTATGATTCGTTGCGTGCCTATGCTTACGCCTTATCATTCAAAAGACCAAGCTATAGCTATTTGTTATGATGCTTTTAATAAAGTAGAATTAGAAAGCTATAATGATTATCCTGATGGCGCAGTAAACAACGCTAAAAGAGCTGTTGAATACAAAGAAAAGAATGGAAGCGATTGTGGAACTAGAATAGGTTGGACAAGAGCTGGACAATTAGCTAGGAGAGAAAAAATTAGTAGAGATACTATTTCAAGAATGGCTTCTTTCAAAAGACATCAACAACATAAAGACGTTCCTTATTCTGAAGGATGTGGAGGATTAATGTGGGATGCTTGGGGTGGAAGTGCTGGTGTTAATTGGGCAATTAGCAAACTAAAAGAAATAGATAAGAAATGAAAAAAATTTTAGTATTCTTTTTTATTTTATTAATCTATGGTTGCGCATCGACAGAGGTAGGCTTTACTTTTGTTAAAGTATTAGGGGTAACTAATCAAGGAGATACAATTCTAATTGATGTAAACTCTTTAAGACCAAAAGTATATAATAACTATTATTATAGAAATGCTTACAATCAATACCCTTACAATTATTACAATAATCCTCATGTAATAATTAGACCATATAAACCAAAACCAAACAGACCTGTCATAATAACGCCTATTGGAATAAAACCTACTATAAATAATAATTTTGTTTCTGCTCCATTAGTTAAACAAAAAAAAGAGAATTAAAATGATACAAGATTATAAAACATTATTTATAAATATGGGAACTTTAGGTATATCATTAACAGATATAGATATAATACTTAAAATCGCACTTTTGCTTATAACCATTGGATATACTTTACAAAAATGGTATTTAATGAATAAAAACAAAAAATGATAGAAATAATAAATCATTTGACTGGTATGTGTGGAGAAACGCATATTAATTTAATAAAATAACATTAATATTTATATTAGTTAAGATATTATTAAATAAAAAATACAATGACAAAAAACTTTACTAAAGAGGAATTTGATTGTAATGATGGCAGCGAAATGCCAATAAACGTATATCATAATATTGTTAAAGTTGCTAACCAACTACAAGTATTAAGAGAAGAATTAAAAAAACCAATACACATAAATTCAGCATATAGGTCAGAAGAATATAATGCATCTATAGGTGGTGTAAAATCAAGCCAACATATAATGGGTAGAGCAGCAGATATTTCTATAAAATCAATGTCGCCTTTAGAAGTTTACAATACAATAGAAAGACTTATCGAAAACGGAGATATGTTACAAGGTGGATTAGGATTATATGATTCTTTTGTACATTACGATATAAGAGGAGAAAGAGCTAGATGGGATTATCAAAAAAAATTATAATATGTTTATAGGCTTTAGTTTTATTATTGAAAGAGGTTTAATGTTAGGTTGGGAATATCATCCAGCATTAGACGAAGAAGATAATGAAGAACTAAACATTTACTTAATATTTATTTGTTTACACTTTAAATGGGGTTATGGCGAAGAAATTTAAAGACACAAAGGTAGGTAAGTTTTTACTTAACAATGGTTCTGGTATTGTAAATACATTAGGAGATGCATTACCTTCTAATGGTGTTTTAGGTATCGTTAAAGGACTTATAGACAAAGATGAGTCATTACCACCAGAAGATAAAGAAAAGGCTTTAAAACTGCTTGAAATGGATATGGTAGAGATGCAAGAGGTAACTAAACGATGGGAAGCAGATTTAAATTCTGATAATAAACTATCTAAAAATATAAGACCACTTACATTAATGTTCTTTTCAGTTGCTTATGTTGTTGGTTGGTATTTAAATTATTCTTTAGAAAACATTACTGGACTATTGTCTTTAATAGTCGGTGCTTATTTTGGTGGAAGGTCTTACGAAAAAACCAGAAAGTAGCCAGATAAATTTGAATATTCTTCATATATCTTTATATTTCTAATTTAATATTTATAATAATTTTGTTATATATATTTATCTTTCTTTATATTTATTTATGTATATATTTACATAAAAATACTAATAATTAAAA